AAGCCTTTGCTTTGTTTGGTCTATCGCCTGCGACAAATACTCTTGCTTCTGCGCCAATAGCTCGACATTGTCGGGGTCGAATTTCAACAGTTTGTTGACATCTTTAAGATTTTTGTTTGTGTTGTTTAATTCCTTGTCGATTGATTTCAGTGCGTCTGTTAATTGCGTTGCATCTGCGCCTATTTCAATTGTCAAGCCTTTAATTCTTCCGCTGTTCGCCATTCATCTCACCACCTTAGAATTTATCAAAATCGGATTGCGTTGCAACCTGTTTATATTTGTAATCATCGTTGCTCCGCTCCGTGAACATATCGTAAATTGTGCCTATTGTTAAATATTCAAGGTCTGCCATCGATAAACCAAGCTCCACACACCGCAAAAGAAATAGCGGCGTTGTGAACTCTCGCTCGGTTTGCCTTATTTTTTTTTAGCGTCAATCATGGTTACATTATTCAACCCCCACAATTCAATTATCTGTGGTAAAATTTGATATATTGAGAACGTCCCGAACTGTTCCAAAAATTCATCTACGCTATCAGATACACTTTTCGGGTCTGCGTGCTTTGCCATGATGTAAATTATATTTTCGAATACCTCCATCGATTCAATGCCGCTTCCATCTGCGCTTATTTTCTGCAAATCGCCCATGTCTTTGAAGATGTCCCTGCCGAATTTGTTTCTGTACATTCGGGTGATAGCGGCGGACGCTTTAAATTTAACGTCCGTGCCATCTATCTTTATTGTTTTCTCTATTGCCATATTATCGCCTTGTTTCTATTAGGTTGATGATGTGATTGTATATACGCCCGTTGCCAGTTTACTGTCTGTATAGCCTGTTTGTGCAGCATATGCTTTTACAGTGCTGGTTTCATCAATAGTAATTGTTTCCTGCTTTGTTATAAATGATTTTCTTGTTGATGATGTTGCAGGGTCTGAGCCGTCTGTTGTGTAATATGTTGTAGCTCCGCCTGTAGATAAAATCGTAACATAAACATGATCTTCATAAGAACCTGAACCCGGTACAATCTTAGGTGTATCTACTTGCTGTGAAGTGCCTGTTGTCGGTATAACAATTTCATTGTAGAAATTCTTGTACTGTGTATCTGTTGTTGTTGCTGATGTTCTGTATTTTACAACACCATTTGCAAGCGGTGCGGCTGTAATTGAAAGTGTTTCTGTCTGCACTTCCTTGTTTTCTTCGAGGGTTGAGCCTTCGAGAGTTGAGCGGCTCGCTGTGCAGTCTAAGATACAATGCTTAATCTTGTTCTTGTCACCCTCAAATTCAAACATCAATGCAAAATGTACAACTTCCGCTGTTGTTGCTTCAACAAGCAAGCCGTTTGAATCGTATACATCGCCGAGCAAATCAACCGCAACCTCATCTGTGATAAATGCCATTTCGAGGTCGCCCTCAAATCCCGATGTACTCTTAAGCACATAGTATATACCATTATCCGCATAGAAATTACTTGTTTCCCCCGATGGGTCTAAAGACAAATTGACAGCGCCTTTAAATCTTTTCGGAGTGTCGTATATTGGCAAATCGTCTTCATCATAGCCTGTAATAATTGCATAATGTACATTATTCAAGCCAAATCTTACCTTGTTTGCGTCCATTTTAATTTTCCTTTCTGTGTGTTAAATATCTTCGTTTTCTTCATATTCAATAAAAACCGTGGTATTATAAAGCGTTTCCCACATATTCTCATCATCTAAATATGTTTGTTCTTTCTCCCACGGTATTTCGTTATCCTGTAAAAATTTTTCAATTGCCTGTTCGGCATCAAAATCTTTTTTGTCGGAATAATATTCAATATTCATTATGCATTTGACCGCATAAACTATATTATCTGCCGAGAAATTCTCGGTTGATGGAAAATAAAAAACCAGATACGGTGGCTTCGGCGCACTGCCTACATCGAATTGATAATATGTATATGCCGCATGAATTTTCTCGGCTAGTTCTGCCATCTTGTTATTTATTTCTGCATACGTCATCATGTCAACCACCCTCTAAATTCTGCCGCAACAGTCTTAAAAATTCATTCTGTGCCGTTTCATTTGCGGGTTCAACGTGACTGAAAGCCCTTGACCTGCCACCGTTCCGAGTGACGTGTCCATATTCTAACAAGTGTGTTAATTGATATTGGTCTTTTGAATGAATTATAACGTTTTGGCTTAATCGGCTTTTGCTTTTTGTTGTTTTCCAAGATTTACTGTACTTTCCCGTCCGTTTTGGGGCTTTGGCTTGCACTTCTTTTTTAGCGACTTTTGCAGCTTCATTTAATGATTTTTCAATTGCTTCTTGTACGTCTTTACTTGCATATCCATTACAAATTTCTTTGACTGCTTGCGAAAACGCTTCAAGTTCAATTTCGTTCTGTGCCATTGCCTACCCTGCTTTCTGCATACAGTTCGACTGTGTCACCGTTATAATACACCCTGTAAACTCTGTGGGTTTTGCCTTTGTAGCCGACCATTTCTTCACCGTTGTAATCTCCGACAAAGATACAAAAAACAAAATCCGCATTTAGGTCTGTTTGTGCCGCTTTAAAAAATTCCGTCTGTGAAACGCTTTTTATTTTGGCATATACCGGACGCTTTATTTCGTGTTTTTCGTCTACACCGTATTTGTTTTTATGCATTCGGACGGCTACAAGTTCAACAATATCATCAATCATCTGTATCCCTTGCTTTCTCCGAAAAAATACGGTTATTCAATCGATAACGCAACATCCGAGGCATTCCCTCGCCTGTGTCACGCTTTCGCCACATCCAACCTGCATACATTACGACTGTTTCCCGATCATCGAGGGAGCTGCTATCGAGAGTTGCTCCCTCTCGGGTTATTTCGGCAATTGCCTGAATGAGATACTGCGACAGTCTTTCATTATATGCATCTGTCATTATACCGACATCAACTTTTAACATTGCAAGCAATACATCAATAACTTCTACCATCGCAATTTACCTCTCTTTGTTTAAAACTTAGGCTTCCGCCTTTGGCTGTGCAAATGTAACTGCTGATGGGTCTGGCGTTGTGCCTTCGATACCTACGGCAATAAATGCATCTGCAAATATTGGTGTACCATCATATCTTGCTGTAGCCTTGAATACTGTTAAATCTTCAACAAATTTGTATTCTGTTGATGATACTACCTTGATACCCGCTCTTTCTGCAAGGAGATATCTATCACCGTAACCGCCTATAATTGTGTTATCAGGTATGAAATCAAGTTCGATGATTGTGCCGCTGATAACCGGCATTTGCTCGTTCATTCCTGCTACAATTGCGGCTGCACTGTTTGCACCTGCTGAAGCTGCAAGAAGCTTCATATGTGTTGCCGGGTTCATTACCCAGAACTTAGCGCCTGAACCGTGCTTGAGTGCTGCAGCTGATTCAACTATGCTGCGGAATAAGTCAATACCTGTTTCCGTTGAAGCGATTGAAAGAATATTCGCTGCATCAAGTGAAGACATAATGCCTGTTGGCATTTTGCCTGTCTTTGAACCGTAAAGGATAGCCTTATCAAGTGCAAGACCAAGTCCACGGCTGAGTGCGTTGATGATCTCGCTACCGAGTGCGATGTCACTGTCTTCAAGTAAGTAATTTTCAATTGGGATATATGCTCCGACCTTGTAGCCGTCTACTTCGATTGATGTGAATGTAAGTGCTACTTCGTTGACAGCTGCGCCCATTTCTGTCCATATGCCCTCAGGAATATCGCCAAGAACATTCTGGCGTGCTGTGCCTTTGACCTTCTTTACGTTTACGAAATCGTAAAGTTTAGAATACTTTTCGACATCTGAGTAAACGAGTTCAAGAATGATTTCAGGAATTGTAAGCTCTGCACCTGTTACAGCTCTTTTTGCTTTTCCTGCTGTTCTGACATCGTTTACAAACGTTCTAACTTCCTCATTGGCAAATAACTGTGTTCTTTCGGCTCTTGTCATTGCTGAAAATGATTTTCTTGCTATCATTGCTGTGTCACCTCTCTGTGTGTTTGTTTGCTTTGCTTCGTCTTCTTTTTCGCTTGACTCTTCTTGCTTCTTTTCTTCGTCTGCAAGCTCTGCTTCAAGCTTTTCAAGCATTTCTTTGACTTCCGATATTTTTGTTAAAACATCGTTTTTTTCTTCGTCAAACTTTTCAACGCTTTCTTCAACTGCTTGTTTTTCTTCATCGCTTGACGCTTCTTCGATAGCCTTTTCAAGTTCGGCTTCTCTTGCTTCAAATCCTGCAGATCTCTTTTCAAGTTCCGCAAGCTCTGTCTTTGTGTCGTCAATCTTTTTTCTTAGCATAATTGCTTTGAGTGCCATTGTGTCAATCTTCCTTTCTTAACTTGTTTTTCATGTTTGATTTCCATGCTTCAAGCTCTCGCTTTTTGATGTTTTGGGCTTCCTGCTTACGTGCTTCAACTTGCGTTGCTTCGTATGCGGGGAATGTACAAACCGATACTTCATACAGCTTGACCTTTTTAACAATCCAGTGTGTACTGCCGTCGGGCTTATTTTGTACTTCCTCATCGATTATATCAAAGCCAAAGCTGCATTGTGTGACATCTCCACGCTTTACACGTGCATATAAATTCATTGCGTCACTGTCAGCAGGATTGATTTTGATTTTACCATATAAGCCTTTGTCATCTTCGTGCAGCTGCAGCGTTCCTGCTGTTGTTCTGCCTAAAACAAGATGAGTCAAATGGTCTGCAAGCGCTCTTACATCGCCACTTGTTTGCCCCTCAAAAGCTCCTTTGGCGATTTCCTCACTTAAGCCCATATCGATGTTATATATATCACCGAATACGGCAAAATAACCCTCAATTATTAACTCATCGTTTTCTTCTCGGGTGAGAAAATCCGTTTTTGTTGCTCTTGTCTGTCGCATTTATTCCTCACCCCCTTGCACCAGTTTTTTCTGTAATGATGACATATCGAACGGAATATAATTCTCCAGAACTCTCAGCTCGTCCAAACCGTCAAGCGGTGGCAAACCTACTTTCTTTCTGACTTCGTTTCCTGTGACAAATCCACGGTCTGACAGTGAACTGAATACACTTGAAGTCGTTTGTAAATCCCAGTCGAGCAAGCTATATATATTGAATTTAATATATCTTGTCGGTGACAAAATTAGCTTGCGTGTCATCTCTTGGGCTAATCCTGTCATTATGGATTTGATTGTTGAATTTATGAAATTATTCCATTCTTCTTTGTTGTAATCGCCTATGCCTAATATGAACGGTGGTACGCCTAAGACTGCGGCTGCCATTCGCTTATCAACTTCGACAGTGTCGGAAATCTCCAAGTCTGTTAGGGTTAGCGGTTTGATAGTGTCAATCTGAAATTGTTCTGCCGGTATCAGCCACGGCTCTCCTGCTGTGTTTGATTTTACATAGCTTTCAAGCAGCTTTTGCCGTCCGTCTTGGCTTGCAAATTCTTCTGTTAATGCATCCACCTTTACAACTATTGACGGTTTCCACTTACTACGCAAAAAACCTGTTTTTGTTGCTTGTGCTTGTGCCAAATCATCGGCAATTGCTCTAAGTGATATCCTTAAGCCCCTGCCCTTCCACGGCTCTATCGGGTCGGGATTCAATACAAAATGTAAAATTTCATCGGGTAAATACGACTTACCGTCTATTTCCGTGATGTATTCCTTGTAATTCCGTGTAGCTTGAAACAATACTCGGTTCGGCTGTATCGGCTCTAAATCGTCTAAATAGCCGTTTCGGGTATGTGGTAAAACTACGCTGTTTCCCTCACCATATAAAATCAAATTCATCACAACGGTTTCAATAAACGTTTTTCGGGTCATTAGCGTGTACGGCTCTACGTCCAATTTTCTCGCTAATCCGTCTTTGATACGAATATCGCCGCTTGCTTGATTTTCCATTATATGGATTGATAACAATCCGCATATCTCGGCTATCTTTCTGACACCTGTCATAATCTCAGGACAGCTTGCCAAGCTTCTGTAGCCGTTTGAAATTAAATAATCGCCTGCGTTCGAATCGTTCAACATAAATGCAACCGGTGATGTTGATGAACACTTTTGTTTTTTTCTGTTAAATATTCCCATCAGCTCCACCACTTCTTCGCCTTTGCTTTTCGTTGCATCGCTTTTAAATATCCGATTGCCGCAAAAACTGACGCATCAAATAAATCTATTCTGTTATTCTTTTGCACTTTTTCGTATTGCACCATATCGTCAGTCCTTTCTACTGCTTTAACATTTGAAACACAATACTCATAGCTCTCTGCGTGCATATAATAGTATTTCAAATCTTTTACTTGCTTTTCTATATGTCTGAAGCCCTCAGACTTCAAATAATAATACTGTGGCTGCTCTTTGATGTTGAAGCCCTCGCTTTTCATCTGTAAGAAAAATTCACGCCCAAACTTGACATCATAGCCGATATATCGAACGCTGAAGCCTTTCTTTTTCATCATCTTAAACCAGTCTACAACATCACTATAATTGACAGTCGGTGAATTGCACATTGTCAATAATCCATCATCTGCCCAACCGTAAAGCGGTATGTTGTCTTCTTCCGCTTTCTTTGCGGCTTCTGTGACCGGGAAAAATGCGTGCGTTATGCAAATATCAACGTCATCTTTTTCAATATGCCCATACAATGCCGCCGCTGTCAAGTCGTGCATCTTGGATAAATCAACACCGCCGTACCAGTCTATTTTCATTTTTGCAAGTTCATCAATCGTGTAATTGTATTTCGTATCCGATAATCTGAACTCTGTTATATCAAAATATGACTGCATCGCCGTTGTGTAGATGTTTAAACTTCGACTTAAAAAGTCTTTTCGCTGTTGCGGGTCATTCTGTGCGGAATATGCTTCTTTCTCCATATCCTCAGGGCGTATTGTGACGCCGTAAGAGGGATTTGCCAGCTCGTGCTGATATGGATTAGTGTAATCAACATTGCCCTTCTCGTCCTTCTCAGCTTGCGAAACAAAGCAAAATAAACTATCATCTTGAAGCGTTCCGTCAAGTATCTTATTGGCATAATCCAAACGCCTATAACAAAAACTGTTTTGGTTATCGCCCGCCGTTGTTATACCTATCATCAGCTTATTTGTGTAAGCTTTCATCGCTTCTTTGAAGCGGTTATATTGTGCCGCTTTCTTGAATGCGTGGATTTCATCGGCTATTGCTATATTACAGTTGAAACTGTCTTGTGCATCGGGATTTGAAGCCAGTGCTTCGATATATATTGAACCCCCGGGTTTTCCTGCGTTGTCAAAAAACTTGTATTCAATTGACCTTTGGGCATTGTTGTTTAATACGTGAAATTCTTTTATAATTCCTTTGACTTGTAAACTGTAAACTATATCGCCAAAGCTCTCTCGGGCTTGTTTTGCTGATGCTGCAACGATATATAATTTACTGCCCGATTTTCTTTCCAAGAACGACAGTGCGAGGGCTAAGCCTGCCACAAACATTGTTTTGCCGTTCTTTCTCGGTACAAATATAAATGCTTCTTTGTATCGTCTGATATTCGTGCCTTTATAAAAAAATCCGACTAAATTATAAACAATAAAAATTTGCCAAGGCTGTAATAACAGCGGTTTGCCTGTCAGCGGTTCACCGTCTAAGGTTTCGCCTTGTTGGTGTACCATAAATGTTTTTATTATGTTTATTACGTAGTCGGGTTCTTTCGTGTGCAGTTCCAAATCTTCACGGTTTAAATCGTCAAGAAATCGCTTGCACTCTCGTTTGTTGTTTCCTGCTATAACTTTACCGGATAGAACATCTTTCGCAAAATTTACTGCGGTTTCTTTGTAACTCATTTACATTTCAACCGATTTCAACAAATCAGCCATTGAAACCGTTGCAGACTGTGTTGCATCGCCTGTGATTGCTTTTAGGCTCTTTGCTGTCAGCCCTAACTCTCGCCAATATTCCAAACTTTGACGGTTTAGTTCTTGCCATAGCTTGAAAATCGGATTTACAGTCACATTTTCCGCACCTCTGTCAGATGTTTTGATGATCGTGTATTTTCTGCCTTCGTCTATGAATTTTTGAAACACGTTGTCTTGTTCTTCCAGTGTTGTCGCTGCTTTTTCAATCGTTGCATCAAAAGACGGATGATAAATCCCTGCTTTTTCCTGCAATTGTTTGATTTTGTTTCGCCATTTTTTTGCTGTCATTTTATCATCACACCTTTCTGCTGTGTTAGTAGCGTTTTTTGCGCTATTTCGGGGATATGGCTCTGAAAATACCCCCGCACTTCGAAAAGACTACCCTTACTCCGTTATCCCAGTAACTGCCGAAATCGGGAGGATAGGGGGGGAGTGTATTCTCCCCACTCTTGTCAACCCCTCCGACCTTTTTCAGGGTGTGCCTTGTTGTGGCACGCATTGCATAGACTGATAAGGTTCTTATCGTCTAATGCAAGCTCGGGATACTCGTCTAGCGGCTGAATGTGATGCACTGTTACAGCCGGTGTGTTTTTGCCGTACCGTCTGCACCTTTGGCATTGATAGCCGTCACGTCTCAGCACCGCTTTCCGTTTTTTCTCCCACTGTTTTGAATTATAAAATTCGTGTGGATTTGTAGGACTCCAAGTCATTCTTTTTTTTACCTCATATTGTATCACGTCAGAAATCAGCTGTCAATAGAAAAAGCACAATATTTTGTGCTTTTTGTTTAAAAATTTACTATATATTGTATTTTCTTTTTACAATAAACGCTTGCGTTCTTATCGGATTGCCGTTATTTCAACAAATATCCCCGGTTCATCGCTCCAAATCTTGGAGACCGATTCCTTGCATACCTGTGCATCGTCATTCCAAAATCCGCACACCGTCATACAATCTTTTAACAGTTTTTGTAAATTGTCGGTGTCGGGTTTGGTTATTCGCCATTCACCGTTTTTGTGTTTCTTTCCTTTCGGAAATTTCCAAACCGTGTATAATTCTATTGCACCTTGCAACGGCTTTTCGGGTCTGTATTTTCTCAGATGCAATGTCAATTCTTCTTTTGCCTGTTTTACTTTAGGTGGATTGTAAAATATCGGCTTACCGCCTGCCATTGTGACTTTCTTTTCTTGTGCCGTTGCTGTTGGCGGGTTTAGGTTCATGAAAAATTTTAGCATTTTAATCCTCTGCAAGTTCTAAAACTTTTTTTGTCCGTACTTCCCCAATTTGCGTGAGGTCTGATATTAGATCATCAATTTCTTTACTAATGGGATATACATACCATTTATCTAAATAACAATCCGCACGGCATTTCTTCAGTGTGTTTAGCAGATATGACGCACGGAAGCATTCATTAAGCACTTCTTTTAATTCATCTTTACCCATTTACTCCAAACTCCTTTTCAATCCTGCTTATTTCTCTATCCGCATAATTTATCACGTCAAGCAAATATGTTACAAATTCATCGGTGAGAAGTGCTTCAAGCTCTTTTTCTCTCCACTCGCAATAGGTTTCGAGTTGTTCCGCTGTGAAGTTAGCCGTCTGAACAAAATAATTATGCTCAGCCGCCAAAACTTCCGCACCCTCTATTTTTTCTTTTAAACTGTTTGTAGATAAATATAATCTGTGTCTGAATATGTTATTTAAATTCATTTGTTTTTAGTTCCTTTCTTCAGTCTCAACCTCATCAAATCCCAAAACAATTTCATCAAACCTCTGTTCAAGCAATTCATTAATTTCATCGTTCAATCTGTCAATCTCTGATTGTGCATCGAGTAATTTATTTTTGAGATCTTCATTTGCTGTGTAAACATTTTCGGGTTGCATCGTTATCAGTTCGCTATATGGTAGTGATTCAATCCAATAGCAGAACTCACGCCATTCGTCTAATTTGTGATTTTTTCTCGACTTGTAGATATTCGCCAGAACCTCATAATTTAACATCACCGTGCGTTTTTGGTTGTAGCTGCTTGGCAATAATTGTATTATGCTGTACCATGTTTCTTTGTCGTGCAGCTCAATATAATCTTGTCTGTATTCGTTCAATAGGTCAATCAATTCACTCAACGTAAAGCGCCCACTGCCCTCTATATGCTCACAACTGAAATCGCTTTCAGTAAATTCTTTATCTGTGATGTTGTGCATCGTGCTACAGCTATTTGCAACTGTTCCGACCTTGTATGTATCGTATTCTTTCCACCAATACAGCGGTGCTGTAATATCGGCATACACCACAATCATTCTTAAAAATTTCCTGTGGTCTGTTCCTGCTCTACATAGTTTTTTCATTAAGTCTAAATCGTTCTTGCCTATATATAAATTCGGCAAAAATACACTGTCTGATTTATCCCAACTGTTATGTGAGTTTCTCATTCCTCTGATAGCGTGGTCGAATCCGCCTATTTCAAAATATTCATCAATTTCAATCATTGTTGTTATTCCTTTCTGCTTCTTCTTTTCGTTTTTCTCTCTTGTTTTTCTTTTCAATCTCCCTTTGATTTTCATATTCCCTCAGACACGCCCACGAACAAAAACGGATTTTATTTCCCTTGTGGTCGTATTTTTTGTAGATATGTTTAGGATATGCGATAAACGTTTTCTGACATATCGGGCATACCACTATGCTATATGTATGATAATTTTCTATATCCTGCTTACTCATTTTTTCACCCTTTCTCGAACTTTGGGCATTCCTTAACGCAATATGAAATCACTTCATGTCCACCTTTTTCAATCTTAACGTGTTTTTCGGCTTTCCAATTTGGAACGGGTAAAAAATTTATGCTCCAATTGCAGCCGTTGCCGTCAACGGGTACTGAGTGCTTGCATTTCCAACATATCGTTGAACTGTGATTTTTTCCTGATCTTCCGCTCATGCGTTTCTCACTCCCCTTATCAGTTTACCGTTTATTTCCATTTCAACAGAAATCAAATGCCTCTTTTCTAGGCTATATTCGGCTTTTTTGTTGTCTGATATGAATTGCAATTGTGTTTTCATAAATGGGCATTTCTGCGGATTTGTACAAGTAATACAGCCCTTTAAAATTTTGCATTCCCCTGTATCTTTTACCGCAAAGCATTTGTCATTATTGACGGACGTTTTCCCCATCAGTTCTAAATCCTTTATTTCATCAATTAAACTATTCATTTCGCTTTTCTCCCTTGGTATTATTTTTTTATTTATCTTATTGCAAGCTCTGACAGCTCTGTGAGCCGTTCTGTGGCGTTTGTTGTCTGTCGGCTTGTAATTTTCAGTGTTTATATCATAATCGCTTTAAAAGCCTTGTAGGGCTTGCTGTAATTTCCTAAATCAATAGCTATTGCTGTATTTCTCTACCAGTGCCGTGTATTTGTCTAACCAGTCGTCTTTGGTTCGTTGTTCCTGCTTTTCTCGGATAGCCTTTTCCCGTGATTTATTCAGCGGATAAACATCGGCATATGCATTTGCTACGGATTGTTCTAAAACTAAAATCTTTTCTTGTTTACTGCTTGCGATACTGTCAAGATTTTTCAAAACAAGCTCTAAAGCTTTGTTTGTCAGTGTTCTTTTGGTCATTTTCCGCATAGATATGAAATCCCAAATCCTGCCTTGTAATTTCTTATCGCTTGTATATTCTGAAATTATATCTTGATAATTTTTATATTTATATTTCTTGCTTTCTGTCTTATCCTGCTTGTTTTCAACATTTTCAACATTGGGAGTTGTTGAAAGATTTTCGCTTGCGTTTTCTTGCATTGCATTATTTATATTATCAGTTATATTATTATTTATATTATAAATTATATTATAATGTGTTGAGGAACTTTTTTCCTCATCTGCGGAACTTTTTTCCTCATCATGCGGAACTTTTTTCCCCATCGTGAGGAACTTTTTTCCTGAGGAATTTTCTTCCTCATCGGAATTTTGTTCCTCATCTGTTGAAAGATTTTTACTTGTTTCAACACTTTCAACAGTGTTTTCAACACGTTTTCCACAATCCTCGACAGCACAAATTTCAGTCAATTCATCAAGTGATTTTGCTGAATATTTCGGTTTGTTATAGCCGTCATAGTCTTTCACTATATAGCCCTTTTCAATAAGCTTATCAAGGCAATTTCTGACTGCTCGAGCTGTGCCGCCTGTCCATTGTGCTATGTACTCTTGTGTGCCTGTAAATTCTTGATTTGCCGTCTGGCTGAATCCGTATATAATCGCAAATACATCACGTTCCATGCCTTTGAGGTGAAGCATTGCAGACATCCACCCGGTCACAACATAGTAATTATCAGACCGCACAAATTGTTTTTCTCGTTTTGCCATTTTTCTTTTCTCCTTTCGTTTTTTATTTGTATACCCGTTTCAGCTTGTAAAGCATTGTGAGACGTTCTATGCAATCATCGATATTTATCCCCCAAGCTTCAAATGCCGTTTTTGTTAGAACTGTATTTGACATCAGGCAAATTTCATTGTTTTCAACCATTTTGTCCAGTGCTTCAAGTTTCAATTTTCGTGCTGTTGCTCGTGAGCAACTCCATAGGTCTATTATGTCAGATGTTGTTATTTCGGGTTTGGAATAATACATCTCAACGGCTTTTTTCAAATTTGGAAATCTCATTTTGGTTCACATCCTTTTTATTATCTAGTTTTTCAATTTTGAGCTTTTTGGTTCACATCTTCTTTTTCTTTTTCCTTGCTTTCGTCGAATCCCATAGGTACATCAAAGAAAAAATGCAAGACGTACGGCATAAGGAATGCCACAATTACTACAATGATTATTTTTGAAGTTGCCATTTGTTTTGTCTCCTCTGTTTTGTTTTGTCTATTTTCTTTCAACCGCTAAAACGGTAAATCTTCACAACCGCTTAGGAAATTTTCATAGTCTGCCATGTAATTATCCTGTTGCGTGTTCTGATAGCCTTGTGAGCCGTTCTGTAGTGGTTGTTGTCTGTTCCCTTGATAATTTTGAGGGCTTGCATTGTAGCCGTTCTGATAGCCTTGTGGGGCTTGCTGTCCTGCTTGCTGTCCGTTGCTGTTATTGCTTTTGGTCATCGCAAAACCAACCTTGTCAACGTTTACAACCATTGAATAATGCTTCACGCCGTTTTTGTCGGTGTAGTTGTTGTTGTGCATCTGACCGTCAATCTCTATCGGAGAGCCTTTCTGAAAATATTGGCAAACAAATTCGCCTGTTCTTCCCCATGCGATGCAACTAAAAAAATCTGATTTGTAATTGCCCTGTTCGTCTTTTTTGCCGGTGTTTACGGCAATGCTGAAAGATGTTATTGATTGCCCTGATTGTGTTTGTTTCAGTTCGGGTTCTTTTGTCAATCTGCCCGATAAAATAATTCTGTTCATTTTCTACCTCCGCCAAAATAAAATTTTCAATACTAATCCTGCTATGATTAGCCAAATTATCATCTTAATCATTTCACAATTTCGCCGCCAAACAATTGATTATAAATATAGCGCCGAATACAAGAATTAAAAATACAATTCCCGAAGCTATCGCTTTCGACACTATGATCCAAAATTCTTTTTCATCTTCGTTTCCGTTTAGTTTCTTCATGCTTATGCTCCCTTACGTCTGTTGCGGAGCTTTTCGGCTGATATGTATGTATTTATCATTTGCAATGAAACAATTAAATTTTCAATATCGCATTCTTCCAAAAACTGAAGAATTATGTCTTTTTCGATGTCTTTTGTTGTTTGTTTTTCTGTTGCCATTATCTATTCCTCATTTCGTTTATTTTCTTAGTTTTTATCCATTTTCCCTCAAAAAATCGGTATATTCATGCTCTAATCCCAAATCAGCTATAATCCCGAATAGGATACAATAACAATGATTATATGCACTGCTGTCAATCCATTCATAGCCCTCATGATGTCTTTGAATTTCTTCAAATTCGTTTCTGCAAGCTGTAAATAATGCAGTTTTTACGTAGTCAAGATTTTCTTGCAGGTTTTCAAATTCTTCAATATCAATCAATTTTCTTCCTCCAATACTTTCTTGATTTCCTGCTTCTTCGCCTTGTATTCGTTATATTGCTGTCTATATCTGTAGCTGTCTCCGAAGATAGCCCATGCGGCTTTTACGACATTCGGCTCATACGGCTTTATCTTTTCCAAATCTTCAACGGCTCTGGAAGATATAGGACAACCGCAACAGCCTGTGCGTTTCAATCCATAGACCTCATAGGCATCTGAATATTTGATATTATACTTTTCTTTGTACCATTCTTTGTCCTTATCGGATACATAAAACAACGGCTTGAAACGATACTGACCACTTGAATTTGTCGAAAAGCACATAGTTTCATTCGGGTCGCTTGTTTCTTTTTTCGGGACTGACCTCATGCCGCCTTCGTCTCTACGCTCTCCCGTAATCACCATATCAAAACCCTTTTGCACTTTGTGGGCTATTTGCTTTTTGCAATAATCGCAACATTTAGCGGATATTTTGAACTCGCAAGGATTTTCACACATAAATTCATATAAATATTTTGCGGAATTTATAACAAGTTGTATATTCGGTCTCGGTTCTCCGGCTGAATTGCAACAACAAAGAAAATTGATACCTTGCTCGGCTTTCGGATAACGTTCTTTTAGCTCTTTTCGCTTTGCCTGTTTGTCTTCTGCGTTGTCGTATTCTTCTTTGATTGAAAGCGGTAAATTTTTCTTTTGTACCGTCTCCATTGCTGCCGATATAATCTTTGAAATAAACGGAACGCCATGTTCTCTTGTCGCTAGGACTATATTTTTCTTTGGTCTGTATTCCGTAATTTCAACGCCGTATTTCTCAGCAACCGCCTTTACATGGTCTTTTATTGCTTTCATTTCAAGCCCTGTATTGAAAAAACAATACTTTATAGGCGGTAAATCAAATAACTTTCTTGTCCGCTCTATAATGTCGATTAGAATATCGCTATCCGAACCACCGGAATAAGAACAAATCGCATTAGGGTGTTGCTTTAGTCTTGTGCCGATAATTCCTTGAATCGCTTGAAACTTTTCAGCCGGTTCTAAGTCGGCATATGTGGGGCGGTTCGTGTAGACACGAGATTTAAATTTTTCTTGCACTCTTTCTACTCCTTTTCAAAAACTCTTGACTTTTTCTTGCCTTTGTGTTAAAATATTATAGAACGTTCGAGCGGTGGCAAGTACCGCCCGGGTTCTTTGTTTTTTGTTTAGCCTTGCTTACATTTCGAGCAAGGCTTTTATTTTTTTAATTGCATCTTCAAGATTTTCACTGTTTCTCATTCCCGAGGCGTTAGCCTCAGGCGTATAGAAATCTGTCAGGGTCGTAACCGTCTCTGATGTCGCAAAAGCATTGGCACCATAAGCGGTAATTTGCATGTAAGCCGTTGAGCTTTTCTGTTTCTCTCAAACATTCTTCAAGATATTCATCTTGTTCCTGCTCTGTTGCTTCGTTCATCTTTCTTTGAAGCTCGTTCTTCATTTCGTTTAGCTTTGTGAAGATTACTCCAACAAGTTCTATTTTAGTCATTTTTTTACTCCTCCTAAAAATCTCTTGACTTTTTCTTGCCTTTGTGTTAAAATGTAATAGAAGAGTTCGGCGGTGGCAAGTACCGCCTGTTTCTTCTTTTTTTGCTTGCCTTGCTGGTTTACGCTCTTACCGTTCCAGCAGGGCTTTTATTTTTTCCCTTGCTTCTTCCAGATTCTTGCATCCATTCAGGATTTCCAGAATCATTTTCAGAAACGTTTCCAACTCAAAACTGTTCATCTCATCCATTTCTTACTCCTTTCCGACACCTGCCGTCTTATTTAGCCCCGAGGTTTCACTGTTCCCCCGTTGCTGTATCTATTATA